CCTGTGCTCTGTATTCTTGAGCATCCTTATTCCACTGTGCCATTTTAGTATCCTACTGATGTTACCCAGATTTCAGTTGCTGTCCCCTTTACTTTGAGTAACATTACTCTCCTGTCTCTTCTTGTTTATTTATTTGTTTGAGCATTTTCTGTAAGTCTGCTGTGCTACCAACAAATAAATTATTCGTAGTTTTGTTATTGACTGAATTTTTTGTGGGTGCTTCTAGATCCTTCATCTTCTTCTGTAGATCCAGCAGTTTATCAGTGGCGTCTGCTACCTGCTTCATGGCGTTCACAGCGACTTCATACGCTCTAGGGTGCCCTGACTCCTGAGCAACCTCTAACGCCCCGTCTAGCGCCTCTCTGCCCTTGTCTATGAGCGAGTACAAAGACCCTCTGGTATATTCGTAATCTTTTGTCTGGTCGTCTTTATCTGCTGTTGGTGGTACTGGTTTAGATGGTTCAATTTCAGTTGTTTCAACTTCAATGTCAAATAGATCTTCCATATTATTTTCAAAGTTACTCATAACAATTCGATACCTTCGTTAAATCCAAAATCATCTGTGCTTATTAATAGATCATCATCAGCAGATGTGATCTGTCCATCACCATTTTTATCTTCTAATGCTCTTGGAGTGTATGTGACTTTAGTAGTTCTTTGTGGAACTTCTGCCTTAATACCTTCATATATAATTGCTTTCTTAATAGCACTTGCCTGATCAAATGGTCCGTAAAGATAAGACTTGGCAGTAAATGTAAATGTCCAAGTAATGTATCTACGTTCTAAAAAATTATCGTCCCAAGCATCATCATAATTAATTCCATTCATTACAATAGAAACATCTCTTTTCTCATTCATGTCTGGGATCATGTTGAGAGTAATGTTAAATGCTGGTTGAAAGTATGGTAAGATTTGTTCGATAATCTGCAATCCATCATCCTGAGATTTTGCAATAACACCAAGTTCAAATTCGATATTGTAAGGAACAGGAACATATTGTTCTTTTATTTCAGTACCATCATCATTAATAACAGTTCTATATTTTTGTAAAGGTGACGTTTTACGTGCGGGATCATATGTAATCCCAGTCATTTCAAAATAAAGACGTGGTAAAGTAATCGCAACTTTACGATTCACATCTGGATTTTGTTCTAGACGTGTAAGAAATTTTGATTTAGGTCCATATGCCAAGGGAACTTTTTCTTCTTCTAGAACAGTTGTTCCGTCAGAAGGATCAATTTTTTTCAGACTAATATTATTGAATAGAGTTCCAAATGCAACAATATTCTTGCGAATAATTTCGTTATAAAAATGTGACCCAAACATTAGATACTACCTGTAAAATTGCCAGCTTCACCAAATGGATTTCCTTCTGTCCAATCAATGATATTATCAGCAGAATCTTCAATGACTCTATTTTGATCGTATTCGCTGTTAGTGTTATTTAGAGTGTCGAACGTTCCTACAACCCAAACAGATCCCGAATCATTTCCTGTTATACTTTCGCCTGTTGCGAATGTTCCTGTTCTATTAATAACCTGAAGAACTCTTGTAGAATTATCCCAAGATTTAACTTCTGCAGTAACTCCGGTAGTTGCTCCGGTAACAGTCTCATTAATTGTGAAGTCTCCAGTACCACCAACACCCATAGTAAGCGCAATAGCAGAACTGAATAGCGTCTCGATCTCATCAATCTCAGCAATTCCTGTTGAGATATCATCGCTACCATACTCATAAATTTCGGCAGTCATTGTATAGTAATAGATCTTACCTAACTGATAAAAAGGATCTTCTCTTTCAACAAACTTAATTTCATAAAGATCTTTTGTCAGTGGGAAGTATAGTAGGTCGCCTTCATTGGGTCTACCATCTACAGTTAAAGTAGGATTATGCTCTGCTACTTCATTATCCCAACGTCTTTGAGATACAGAAAATTTTACTTCATCAGTAATTCTTAAACCAAATTTGCTAATAAATTCTGATGGTGATCCAAACCCTTCAACATTTTGGAGTATCATTTCAATTTGAAACTGCTCCAGATATTTGTTATAGACAATATCATCTAGAGTATTATCTTTTAACAAAGTTCTTGGCATATAGTAAATATCTGTTCCGAACAATTTAATTTGTTCGTCAACAAGATCTTGTAGCAACCCCTGTTCTCCAGTGGTGCCACTATAATAAGTTGGAAAGTAAGGACTAGTAGGCATCTTATCCGATTATATCCAGAGGTGGGAGTGAATAATCTGTCATCATTCTAGATTCTAATTCGCGCACTTCACGATCTCCATCTTCCCAGATTTGGCGTCCGTTTAAAGTAATACCACCAGGAAGTTGGACGTTGTTATATTTAATTAGATTCTGACCCCACTGCCTTTTCATTAAAGCAGTAGAGTATCTCTTAAGGAAACTATCATTAAAAACTTGAGTAAAGTCAGTTGGATCTAGATAACGATAGCACTCAATAATTAAATATTGATCTTCTACAATTCTAGATTTATCAATGTCGAGATATAATCTATCTTGTCTTTTATTAAATCTATATTGAATTAACGACCCAGTATTGATAACCATGTCAATGGTTTCAAAATGTTGCTTGATCATGTAATAGTTAGTCAGATCAAAGTTACCAAAACTAAATGCAGAACCTGATGAGAAAGAAAACAGGTCCATCAAATAGTATTGATTGCTCATACCAAAAAGATTGTTTCTTAAGAAATTTGAAGATACTCCAAAAACCTTTTGAATTCCTAGCACTAGTTCTGGAACTTCAATATAATTATTTCTATTTTCCCACGAGGATCCATCTGCAGACGTAGATGATGCATCCCCTTCATTAAATCGTGTTACCTCAGCCTCAGTAAATTTATGCTTGAGGAACATTTTTTCAATACCATCATAATGGTATTCATGATAATATTGTAGTGCTTGATCGATGATATCATCTTTCTGTGTATCATCCATGTTGATCTGCAGAACAGGCGCACCTAACTGTCGTTCGCAGTATGAAATTAGTTCTGCTTTAGTTGTTGGTGTAGCCATGCACCTAGATACAAAAATTCCCTACTTCTATTTAGGAAGCAGGGAATTAAGATTACTCTTCTGTGGTCTCGGTTGTCTCTGTATTTTCTTCTGGAGGATTTAGTAGATCCAGAGTTTCGATACCGCCAACTAATTTTAGTTTATATTCTCTTGCCTTTGCAAGATTTGCTTCAAGATCAACAATTTGTTTCTCTGTATTAGCAAGTTGTTCATCAAAGTTTTTTCTCAGTTGCTCCGTGTCCATGGTTAAAAATTACGATACGATAGTATTTATATGCAAAGTTGAATCGTGTTTACCGAACGTTCCTGTTGGGAAAATATTAAAGGCAATAGAATATCTGTTTCGATCGGAATTATTTTTAGTAACTCTATGGGATAGATCACTAGGAAATAAAACAACAGATCCTTTAACAACAGGTAGATACCATTTTTCAGAATTTAATATGTTATTATTTTTTACTGGTTGATAGAAATTACTAGGAACCTGTTTAGAAAATTCAATACTAGAATCTAATGTATCAGGGTAATACACACCACTAATCCAACTATTAGGATGTGTGTGTCTAGTACCACAAGTTCCCATGGGAGTTTTTGTTGCCCATGACGATACAATTTCGTAATTTATAGGTTCATAATGAAGTATATTATTAAAGTAAAAATTTACAAAATCTTTAATGTGGTATTCAAGCGAAGATAGTTTATCTAATACACTGAGACTATCAGAAATTTCAGATCCAATTACTTCTAAATTATCATTGTTTTCAGTTTTGTTATATTTTAGTGTTCGTAAACGATCTAAAATATGCTCATGATTTACTTCAATTTTTCCCGTAGCTACGGGAGCAGAAAACAGAGGTAGTACATCAATCTCCATTTACATTAAACAAAGTATCAATATCAGTAGTAGTTCCTTTGATTGTAATTACCGGTAGACCGGTAGAAGAATCTGCTAATGCAGCAACTTTATAAGAAAGACTAGTTTCAGATCCATCAATTTTTTTAATCGTTTCACATTGACTAATATCTTCATTTCTGGGAGCAGACAATCTAAGATCTTCTCTTTTTTCTTTAACCCAGTCTGAAGAAATTCCTGGACCAAATGGTTCTTCAGTTTCTATGTGTTCTAAAACATAAGCAAGAACATCTTTTTGTTCTGCAGATAAACCAGCAATATATGTTAAATCCATTTTTTAAGTTCTCTTAAATCTAATAATACAAATTCCAGGACCGCCTGGAGCGCCGATGATGGCAGATGAAGAACCATTATATCCTCCACCTCCTCCACCACCGCCAGTGTTAGTTTGACCTGCTTCTGCTTGTTCGCCTGTAGCAGCTCCATAACTAGCAGGTGCTAGAGTATTTCTACCACCTTTTCCGCCACCACCGGCACCACCCTCAGATCTTCTACGACCAGTACCTCTGGTTCCGCCTCCCCCACCACCGGCATATCCTACTTCAGTTCCTGTGATTGCATTGAAAATACCAGAACCACCAGGACCGCCTACATCTCTAGGTCTACCTCCACCAATTCCAGCACCACCTGCTCCACCACCACCGGCACCAGCATCACCATCACCCCAGTTTCCTCCAGGATATCCTTGAATACCTCTCCTATAGAAATTATCTCCGTCGTTACCCTGATTCGCAGTACAAGCTTGTAAAATTGTATTACTTGCCATAGCATTATTGGATGGTGCTGCGTAGACAGATCGTATTGACTGCACTACTTCAATTGGACCTGTATTATTTCCAATAGCATTACCACCTCTTCTGAAAATATTGGCAGATCCTCCACCACTTCCGCCATTTCCTCCGATACGATTAGGTGTAGAACCGCCATGACCACAACCTCCACCACCACCAACTGCTTCGTAACTTACATCCCCACCAACAAATGTAGATGGATTTCCAGCTCTTCCTTCTTGTTCTGAATTATTCCATCCGCGGCCGCCATCGCCACCAGCACCAATATTAATATTATATGAACCAGGTGGTAGATATAAACTTCTTCTGTAAATAACTCCTCCTGCTCCACCACCACCGCCAATTACACCACCGCCACCGCCGCCTCCAGCGATGAGTAGCATTTCTATACCACCATCTTGGTTTGACTGCGAGACATTCAGCGTTCCATCACCAGTAAATTTTAGAACCCTATAACCAGAAAAATCACCAGACAAATCAGTAGTAGTTACATTACCACTACCAGACATATCATAACTTGATTGTCCAAAACTTATCCAGTTAGATCCATCCCATACTTGAAGTTTACTTTCATCACTATTAAAAATAATAAATCCTATATCAACTCCAACAGGACGATTAGCAGTTGCATAGACAGCAAAATTACAATTCTGTGAAATATTTAAATCACCAACATTTAATTCAGACATATTTGTAGCGACTTTTTTCCTAGTTACTATTTATATTGTTACACATATCATATGCATGTTCAATATATGGACCATCTCTTCTGACATAATGAAAGAATATTTGATGATAATATGACTTATGATTACCTTTCATTGGTTCTCTCCAGTGTGGTCTCTCGCAACCTTTGTAAACAACTGCGTCACCAGGGTTAGTAATCAATGGTATATTAGTATCTTCTGGTGTTTTGAACCATATTGGCCAATTATAATCTAAATTATTTGAACAATGTAATGAGACACTAACTTCACATGCAGGTCTATCTACATGAACTTCTAAATCTTGACCTTTAAAATAAAATCTATCATAATAATATGTTGGATATAAAACTTCCCCAATAGTTTTTTCGAGTTGTGATTTTATAAAATACTGAATCTCTTTATATTTTGGGTGATTATAACGAGAGATACTTCCTTCTACTTGCTTCTCTAAAGGTTCTTGGATAACTGTTCCAGGTTTTACATAAGTATACTGACCTCTTTCCCAAGGAACTTCACTAAAAAGATATACTGGATCTACAAGATTTTTTAATACCAGAACTGACCAATCATTCCATTCCATAATTTATTTCCATTGAGGACCAGTAACCCAACCTACAAGAGATCTTCTTTCTCCACTGATAACTTTTTTTGCTCTGTGAGGTAATCTACTATCAAAAATAATAATAGTTCCTTTCTTTTTTGGGGCAAAGAAAGTTTTATTATAGTCCTCCATAAATTGAAACTCTCCTCCGGTATAATCTTCATGGGAAGATAACTGAACCACTACGGAAAGTTTTCTAATTTTTTTAGTTTTTGATTTAATAAAATCTTCTTCTGGATTTGCCAAACTAGGTGCATATTGATTTGCTACCCCATCGTCTTTATGCCAATTATAATATTGACCAGCTTCATATTTTGTATACTGAACACTACCGCCATCAAATTGCTCGATGTCATATCCAAAATTAGTATCATTAGCAAGATTAATATAGTGCCAAATTAATCCACACACCCAATGTGTGTGAGGAACCCACTGATTTTGACTATCTCTAACAGTGTAATCTGCGCCACTTTTTGTTAAAGAATCTACAAAGTTATCACTTAGTTCTAATGTCTTACATAAAGGATCTATAACTTCGTCAGGTAGTTGTGAGTGATACCACAAAGTTTCATACGCCATAATTAATTACTCTCATAACCATATTTATTCGACAAAAATGTGTTCAATGTTGGAGCAATGTATGCTGTAGAAGTCCACAAATGCTGTCTTCTATTAAAAATTAAACGTGCTCTATCTGCCAGTTTCTTATAATCAACATCATTATGATAGTTCCATGACAGAAGAGTTGAATCATCTACCATAGTGTAATGCATTCCAGTTGCGATATAAGATACACCACCTCCAGTAAATTGTTCTTTAAACATTTTATCATGTGCCAAGTTCTTGAAATCAGATTGCATTTGTGGAATATTATTAATACTTCCACGAATACAACTACGTTCAGTAACATTTCTCCAATATTCTGTATCTGTTCTGGAACTCAATTTGTAATGTAAAGAAACAAAAGTTGCAAAAACATCAAACATATCACGAGTCGCTAGATTATAAACATCACGATCAAATTGATTTACAAAAGGTTTAGATAAAGACTTGACTAGTTTTAATAAAAACTCATGTACTGTAAATAATCCATTACTTTCTAGTGGTTCAATAAATCCAGCAGCTAGTCCAATACCAACTACATTCTTTTTCCAAGTTTGTTCATGAATACCAATTCGCATTTCAATATCTTTGAACTCTAAATCATCTCTTCTAATGTGTTCTTGAAATTCTTTTAAAGCATCTTCTTTGCTGATAAATTCATCACTATAAACATAACCCGTACCTATTCTACTCCATAAAGGAATATTCCAAACCCAACCAGAAGATAATGCTGTAGAGTTTGTATATGGTTGAAGTTGTGTTTCTTTATCTGTGTAAGGAAGTTTAGTTGCCCATGCTCTATTGTTTGGAAGTATATCATTATACGATATAAATTTTTCTTCTAATGATTTTCCTAAAAGTAGACTCTTAAATCCTGTGCAATCAATATAGAGATCTGCTTCATGTTTTGTACCATCACTTAGTACTAAAGATTCTACCCCATCATCATTTACGTTAATGTGCTCTACATTAGATTGAATTAAATTTACATTTCTTGGAATACAATAGTTATGTTTTAACCATTGTCCAAACTTAACAGCATCTATATGATAAGCAGCATCCTTTTTAAAATTAAAATTATCTAAATCTCCACTCTCATTGGTATCAATTTTATTCATCTCTGCCAAAATAGTAGCAGGATTATAAGACCTAGCGAAATCTTGAACAGGAATTCCTGGATAAAATAATTTTACAAGTTGCCAATCATTAAAGTCTAGTTCTGTATCTTTGAAGAAAGGTTGTCCAAAAGGATAATGAAATCCTCCATCATTTTTAGAATAAAAATCTGTAAATTTAATACTAAGTTTATATGAAGCATCACAATCTTTCATGAAATCATCTTCATCAATATCTAAAAGATGCAACCAATGATTGATATGTCCTAGAGTACTTTCTCCAACTCCCACGATAGGATAATCAGGACTTTCTATAATATTAATAGTTCTATATGGAAAAAATCTACAAAGCGTAGCAGCAGTCATCCACCCTGCACTTCCACCACCAACAATTGTAATCGTATCAATTTGCTTCGACATTTTTATAAACCTTTATATTACATGAAATAGTAATTCTCTCTTTATCAGATTTTCCTACAGGAGGAACTTCGTGTTTAATATGACCTGGAAAAATAATATAATCATCTTCTTCTACATCAACTGCCCAAGTGTCTTGCATATAACTAAAGAAAGGATTTTTGTTATCGAAAGATTCGTAAAGATCTTTTTGTAAACATCTGGTTTGGTCTGCTGCTGTATATGGATTATTAAAATATGTTGGTGGATGATTTAATTTATCAAATTGTAGGAATAAAACAGAACTAAACGAATCTTTTCCATGACCATGACTAGTCAAATAATATCCTTCAGTGGATACTGTATAATTTGTAATTTGAAAAAAATAATTTACATCAGAAATTAGGGAAAGATATGACATAAATTCTCTAATCTTAGAATCCATACATTTTGTCAGTCCAGATTGTTCATAACTTACTGGTAAAAAATTACTATTAGATTCATCATTATTAGAATGATGCCAATTACTTTTAAATGATGTATTCATAACATCATCCCAAGTATTTCTTTTAGGATCTTTTTTAAAGTTATGAAGCATCTCATTTAAAATGAGATCTTTATCATAGTCCTGTTTAGTTATTTTTGTTTTCCAAACAGGACAAGAAAATATATTGTAAAAATCACTCATAGTTAAAAATAATGTTGCTTCTGAATTCAGAATCAGTACATGTCGTACTACAATGAGGTTTTGCTGGATTGAAAAATAATGCTCTGTTTGATATAGAACGAATGCTTATAGCATTCTCATCATCTTCTTTTAATAACGTTGACCCATCATTAGTATTTAGGTAGACTATACAACCTCTATGATCCCAAAGCATATCTGTATGCCAGTCATGGCGCACGATCTCAGTAGTTTTGGGAAATAAATTTAATTGAATTCTTAAAAATTTTTTAGTTTTAATTTTTCCTATAATAGGAGAAAGATGCTCGTAGTAATCACTGCATATTTCGTTAGCAGAGAAAAAATTATGGGTAAAATAAATCCCGTCATCTGAAGACGCCGATGCTACTCGGTGCTTCAAATACAACGGGAAATATGGATTGTTTATTGTTTGTTTAGTTAGTTGTTCAAACTCTTCACTATTGAGGAAATTTTCCTCTACATTGTAAAACATTTATTAGACTGTATGACGAATACGAACAATTCCAGGACCACCAGCACCACCTTGACCATTACCACCGCCATTATACCAGCCGCCACCGCCGCCTCCGCCAGTGTTGACTTGTCCTGGTTCACCCCAACCTTGTCCACCGCCACCTGCATATTGCGATGTTCTAGATCCACCACGACCACCGCCACCAGGAGCAGCAGGAGTTGTGATAGGAGCATTGGCATAGTTTTCGTGGGTTCCACCACCGCCACCACCACCAACAGTTAAACCATTAAATGTGACACCATCACCACCAACCCTTCCGTTACGAGTATTATTGGGGTTTGCACCACCGCCACCCCCACCAGTGTGAGTACCACTATGTGTACCTCCTGTTAGGTTGCCGCCATTATATCCAGGATTACCGAACGTTTGTCCGCCACCAGGAGCAACACCCTTTGTAGCAGTACCACCTTGTGCGTCAGGACCAGGACCTGTGCCACCACCACCAGATCCTCCATTAGTTCCTTGTTCGTTTGTAGTTCCAGCCCAACATCCAGCAGAACCACCACCATATGCTATATGTGTTCCGAATTGTGAATTGGATCCGTTATTTCCTTTAGGAGAAGGATATCCAGACAAAGGACAAACACCACCTGCTCCAACTTCAACTGTATAACTACCAGCAGTAATTGGATATGCGGAGTGATAGCATACACCGCCACCTCCTCCGCCGCCACCAATAATACCACCAGGTCCACCCCCAGCAGCAACTAAAACTTCCGCAGTTGCGCCTGAAGCAGCACCAACAACATTAAAGTTAAATTGACCAACACTAGAAAAAGTGTGAACTTTATATCCACCAGAAAATGTAATTTCTCCACCAGTAGCACTAATCAAACCAGAACCAGCACTACCAGCACTAATCCATTGACTTCCATCAGAAACTTGAATAGTTGATGATGTTGTATCGTAAATAGTTTTACCTGCTGCATGAGCAGGTCTTGTATCTGGTGAAGAACTATAAGAAGGTAGAGTCAATCCATTAGATAATGTAATAGTTCCTACATTTAAAGCAGACATAGTTAAAAATGATTGAGTTTCTTTTCTTTATCTATTTATCAAACAATGGACCAATTCCCAACAACATCAATTACAACGCCTGGATTAATTGTAATTGGTCCTACAGACATTGCATTAGTATTTGCGGGGATGGTTGTATTTTCAGAAAGAGTAGCTGCAGAGGTTTTAATAATACCCGCGCTATCAATCCACTGAGGTGAATCATTGATGTACATGACACCAGTAAGACCGAAGTGTCCATCATTTCCACCACCACCAACTTGTAGATCATAGTCAGGGTCTCCAGTAAATCCACCAACACTAGAATCTGGGTTAACCCATACTTTCGACTCTCTGTAGATATCCAGTTCATTATCAGATTCTGTCCATCTGGAAGTAACGAACTCAGCATTGTTCTGGAAGACCAGACCATTGATGTTGATATCGCCTTGGATGTTCAGTTGATATTCTCTTTGTACTTGCGGTGATACTGTGGTATCAGTTCCACCAAATAGCAGAGTATTAATAGCAACTCTGTTTCCAGTACCTTGAATGGCAAGTGCTGGTGTTGCTTTCCAAACTAGAGCACCACTAGCACCATTATTTGGAGTAATTTCAAAAGTATCTGCTTGTAGAAGTTGATTACCAACTCTAAAGTTACTAATATAATTACCACCACCTGAGCTGCCACCTGTAGCGCCAGCAAATATAACAGGAGCACCAGCATTAGAATCTGCTCTTCCGATGTTTAGTGCAGTTTTAATTCTTCCTGAACCATTTACATCTAGTTCAAATGCATCGTTAGCAGTCATATTGACTCCAACGTTACCATTTCCAGTTATAGTTAAAGCACTAGCAAAATTTGCAGTGTCAAACCGCATTGCCGCAGTAGTTGTCAGACCAGTAAATAGTTGTTTGAAATAAACATCTCCAACACTATTGTCGTATTGAATTTCAAAACCTTCACTGCTTGCAAGACCATCTTGACCTAATAATTGAATTCTAGGATCGCGATCTCCATCAGTAGCATACATTCTGAAGATTGCATCCTGATCTGCTGTTTCCACGACCAGAAGTTTTACAGCAGAATCAGAAGTAGTTGTGCCAATATTTACGTTGACATTTGTAGAATCTACGAATAATGTATTTGTTCCTACTTGTACATCAGTGCCTACTGTAATATTACTCAGGAAATCTGCTCTTCCAGAAGATTCAAGTGCTTGATTAGAGGCTGAAACACCACCAATAGTCAGCGCCCCCGACATGGTATCTCCCGCCTTGAGTACGTTCAAGGATGCTGCACCAGTTACAGAAGCTGTAATTGTTCCAGCAGCAAAGTCACCTGATGCATCACGAATAACAGCAGTGGAAACAACATTAGTAGAATTAAATGTAACGTTTCCTTCGTTCCAAATTTTATTTCCTAATAATGTAAGAGCATCTGGACTACTAACTTTAATTTCAAGTGCGCCACTACCATCAGTAGCATTTCCGCCCGTAGCAATAAATGCTGAATTATAATTGGTAGATGCTAATTGAGAAGAATTAAAGTAGATTGAAGGGGATGAATTGAAACCATCTGTTCTACCTAATTTTAGAAGAGCATTTCCGCCAACACTACTAAGTCCACCAACTTCAAATGTTCCGTCAGGAAGACCATCTACATTATCATCAAGATCAGAAATACTGAAGTCTTGGAATAAGTAATTAACAGAAGCAGTACCAATTGATATCGCACCAGTACTAAAAGAACCAGCTGTTAAAGTTCCAGTAATAAGTGTATAGTTATTAAAGGCATCATTGATATCTTGATAAGGTTGGACCTTAGTAATAGAAAGCGAACCTTGTGCAAGACTTTGTGCGTCATACAAGTTTACTGTTAGTCCTGCTAAGAATGGACTACTTGTTAAAAGTTCATCTCTAACAAGAATTTTATATCTTGGGAATCCACTCCAATCAAGAACACGAATAGAAGTTTGGAAATCCTTTGCAGTTTGATGATCTGGTAGTCTTTCATCACTGAAAACACCACTATTCATGTGAATAGCATTTTGATAAAAATCTCCTTGACGACTATCCAATCTGTCTGCGTCTAGACCAGATCCCGTACCATCATTTTCCGATGACCAGATTTTTGCCCAGGTTCCAAAGGTTGCTAGAGAAGAACCAGAACCACGCAACCACATGTTGTCGTTATCTGTGAATGCAAGTTGTCTTACACCACCGAATGTAGTATCAAAACCAGAACCACCATTTCTGATGGATAATGTCAGATGTCTTGTACCACCATCAGATAGAGTGTCTGCTGCATTGTTTCTAGTCTCTGCAATAACACCAACGTTAAATGCATCTGGAGTCGGATTTGAAGTTGGGTTAGATGTAGAAGAATTTAGTCGGATAGTATTACCAGACTGACCAGAAATACTAATGTTATATGTGCCGGAAAGTCTATCTGTTGGAACAGTTCCGGTAAATAGGTTGCTTGCACTTGTATAGAAAGAACCTTGTGCTCCATCAAGTAAGTCAGCATCTAATCCACTATCTGCTCCAGTCTTAAGTTTGATAGAACCATTTCCATTAACACCAATGAAGAATTGATCTTTGTAGAATCTACTAACACCAATAGTTCCATATTCGTCTGCAGAAATTGTTAGATTAGAAACTCTCGCGATGTCAATAGCAGTGTTTGCATATTGTCTATTAACTGTACTAACTTTAGCAAGTAATACTAATGATGTTCCGCTACCAATTGCAGCAGGAGCTCCGGTAACTGTAAAGTCAGAAGTATAACCAGAACCAGAATTTGTAAGAGTTAAATCAGTTACAGAACCAGCAGATACAATGATGTTGACTCTTAAATTTACTCCGCTTCCGCCATCTAGTTCTACATCAAAGAATTGACCATCAGTAAATCCTGAACCACCATTTGCAATAACAACGTTATCAATAAATTCTCCCTGTGTAAGTGTAGATTCAAAGGTGAGCGGTGATGCTCCTCTTTCAAATTCAATAACTGTATTGACAGGAATTGTTGCTGTTAATGGGTTATCAATACTAACTGTAGTTGTACCAGATGCAGTAAGAATTCCAGTAATATTTGTATTTGCTGGAATTCCGCTAATGTTTGCTACAACTTCATGTCCAAGAAGAACATTAGAGTTAGTTGCAAAAAGAAGTTGAGAACTACCACTACTTGCTTGTGAAGTTAACTTAGCAAAATATCTAGTCTCTGCACCTTTAATAGATTGAAGAACTGGTGCATATGCTTGATCTCCTCTAAGGAATGTAAACGAGTTTGCAGCATCTGAAGCAAATGCTAATCTTGCTGTAGAAATGACACCTGATGTAATGTCATTAGCAGCAATTTGATTAGAGGATAGAGATACCCAGTTATTAGTATCATTAGCAGAAGTGTTAACAACTCTTATAATGTTAATTTCTTCTGCTGGAACGTCACTACTATCAATAGTGTCAGTATCTTCGATCTTAATGTTGTTAACAATATCTCCGTATAGTCTACTTTCAATTAAAGAATTACCTTGTGCTTGTGTTCCAGAACCAGCAGGAGCAGCAAAAGTAACTACAGGAGCAGTAGTATATCCTTTACCACCAATATAATTATTAAATAGTTCGATTTCTACAAGAACAACAACTCCATTTGCAATTGTACAAGTAGCACTTGCACTAACTGCACCTGCTTGTGGGTTACCTCCAGAAATAGTAACAACAGGAGGAGTTACATATCCAGAACCACCATCAGTAATATTGATTTGATAAACTACACCTTCTCTATACTCAGTTGCCTGAATTTTTCCGTTAGAAAGATCGCCCGTAAATACATCACCAATGGTAAATTGTATTGTTGGATCTACATTGAATGAGATAAACAAACTATCATTATCATTGTTTAGAATAAATGATGTTGATGTATCCTGCTGAATAGCAATATCACCAGCAAGTGCTCCTTCAATAGCAACTCTTTCTGCTTGGTTTGCAACTGTAAATACTTGGAAAGGACGTAGAGGTGGAATCTGATCTTCCGAGATTTTACCAGAATCGGTAAGTTCTACCAGTGCTCTAGGAACTGGGTTTGTGGAATATGGTTTGTTGAGATATGGACCAAGGTTGTTAGTAATATAATCCTTAACTGCCTTCTGTGTAGGTAGTTTGGAATCGGTAGTATTAGCGCCACCTAATGTATTAGATGCATCGAAACCGGTAACAACAACGTCACCACCTTTTAGTTTAAGGAACTCAACTTCCGAGATTGTAACTGTACCTGTAAAAGTAATGTTACCAGTTCTGTTTTCAATTCTAGCGAAAGTACCAACCTTGAAGTCACCCAGTTCGTCAGTACCAGAAACATATGTTCTGCCATAGTTTTCAGAAACTTGCTCATATGCTTCAACTTTAGTTCCGCCGTTCTCTGGTAGTGCATTATAGTTAGTACCAGAACCAGCAAATTCCCATGTATGCGAAGAAGAGTTGACAATAGATGGTCTGTGGAAGTTAATAGTTTCGCCTACTAAATCACCAACAGCAACGACACTACCAGTACTACTATTTTTAAATTCTGCCCCGCCACCAGAACCAGACTCCATCGTCAATTGCGCGGAGAATGGAGGTCCAACTGTTACTCCATCAACTTCATCAATAAAGTATTCAATGTCAGGATTTACATTTTCAAATCCATCAATTTTAGCAATATAATGCTCAAGTGGTTCTCTACCAAGTCCACCTACGGTGAAGATTGTTCTTCCTGTTGGAGTAGAAGATACATTAGTAATTTGACCAATATCAAAACTATATGGATCTTTACGGAATCCAGTTCCTCTTAGAGCAAACTGACCAAAGTTTGTAGCGGAGTTAGTAATGGAACAATAACCACCAGATTCTGCAAGAACGCCATCGGCACAGAAAATAACGAATACAGAAACTAACTGAACATATCCATCATTTTTAATAATGTAACCTGTACCACCGAATGAGACGATCGTGAATGCCGCCGCAACCATCGACTTACCCTGATTGGGGAAGGATGCTGTTCCGTCCAACTCAAGACCAGGGAAGGGGCAGTTAGGTTGCTTAACCTTGTCTCCATCAACCTCAGCACCGCCACCACCTAAGAAGGAGATAACAGATGCGTTCTGAGTGTATGGAGATGCCTCGATAATTGGGTTATCAGCAAAATCTGATCTTGGTGTAATTTTTAAACCAGTGGAATCATAGATTACACTATCAGGATAACTAATAATTGTAGAAGTATCATATAAAGTTCCTGTGGTTTTTGCTGTAGCACCAGGTGAAATAACTCCAGATAAAATATCATCAAGGAGAGTGAATGCTGTTGTAATAGAAGCTTCTACGTTTGCACATAATGGAGCTCCTGCAGGATCAGCAAGAATTGTTAAATCTGTAAATTGTGGAATGTCAGAATTCGCAAGTGTGATTGGATTGCTTGCTGCATCTTTCCAGTTTCTCATTGCAGCAATGCAAAGATCCCTTGCTTGCTCAAATGCATATCTGGTTGGTGCCAGTTCTGATGCCGGAATTCCAGTTAATGCTGCTCCAGTAAAGTAACGTTCTGCCGCATCAACAATGCCATAGTTTCCGCCTAAAGTGAGATCTCTAATTATAGCGCCAATAATTAAGTTAATATCTCTACGACATTTGCGCTCATCAATATTGCTTAATCCAAGACTAGGATATTGAATGATTGCTCTCTTGTATGCTTCATCTGCAATAAGATCTCTATTTCTAGCAATGAGATAAACACCATCTAGATAAGTTCCTGATGTATTATTAGCAAGAACATCAACAAAAAGATATGATAACGTGTCGATAGCAGATCTTACATTAGCACAAGCTTCTGTAGGATCTAGATCATCGATAACTGTTGGATCAAAATATCTAGTAAGAGAAGAGTATACTGGAGTATAGATAGGATCTGATAATAAACCAGTTCCAGTACGCCACTTTCTCATGGCGAAAATCATTAATTCTCTAGCATACTCTAAAGCACGTACAGTTTGGATACTTTCATTATTTACAAAATCAATTTCTGTATTAGTTGCATCAATATATTTTTGAGCAGCATCGATGACATTATAATTGCTACCAAATTCTAAATCCCTTAGAATTGCATTAATAAAGTGTCGAACGTCTCTACGGCACTTGTCGTCACTTACAGGGATGCTAAAACTAGGATAGGTCTTTTGGGTAACCACACCATCAATTGTGCATTCTAGAAGCAAATCAGCAATTTTTACTGTTGCATCTTCAGACAAAGCACCAACCGGAGTTGTAAGTGTTACAACTGCTTCTCCAGTAATAACATTGTCCCAAACAAAGTTAGAAACTGTATAGGTCTGTCCCGCGTATACAACTGATCCACCGCTTACATAACTATGAATAAATCTTGATGGACCAAGGAAAATTTTAAATTCAGAACCACCAACAGATAGAGAATTACTACTAGACCTTACAAAAGTGTGTACTGATTGTGGAAGATGCTTAACAGCGTTTGATGATGCACCAACAAATGTATGATTAGACTGAGGTTCGTGCTTAATTGCATTAGCGGTTGCTGATACAAAATTATGAGTATATTGCTGACCAACAGGAGAAGCACCAACATTAATTGTGAACGTTCCGTCTTGTCTTTCTAATCCACTAGCTGACGCACTAACAAATGTATGTGCTCCAGTATAAGAAGAAGGACCAATATTAATTTGGAATGTATCAGTAGTTGCATTAGAAATTTCTAACCAGCGACCTGATGGGTAATCATAACCAGCGCGTGGATATGACTTAGTAACAGTATTACCATCAAGATTACAAGTATATGTAAGAGAATTGTCATCAAGTTTAATGTAGTCTCCGTTAATAAATCCATGATTGGTAATGGTAATTGTTACCACACCATTTGATGCTACATATGGAGCATCTTCTACTGTATGTTGAGTAGAACCGACGCTAGTAATAGCAATAGATTTGCCAGCAAACGGATCAACACCATTTCGTGGATAAGTATGCTCCGTTTCGTTATTATCTGAATCGCATGTGAATGTTAATGAATTGTCCTCAAGAACAACATTACGTCCTACACCAAGACCATGCTGACCAACTGTGAATGTCAAGTCACCATTCGCAGCATCATAATTTGCTGCACTAGGAGTGAAGTATTTGTTGGGACCAGAAACACCAGCATTTATTGTAATGGTAGTGTCTGTGGTTGCTGTAATAGGCATAGACCTACCAGCAAATGGATCAATACCAGGACGTGGATACGATTTCTGAGAATCGTTATTATCCATCGTGCAGGTGAATGTCAACGAATTATCATCGATAACAATACCTTCACCAACAGATAAACTATGTGATCCAATAGTTAGAACAAGATCACCTGTTGCTGGATTATAGGCAGCATCTACTGGAGTGAATTGCTCGTCAGGACCGGAAGCACCAACATTTAATGTAAATGTATTAGTTGTTGTTGCGGTAATAGGTAAAGACTTGCCACTTGCATATTGATCCGTATCAGGTAATGCATGTTCAGTCTTATTTCCATCCATTGTGCATGTAAACACAATAGATTGATCTGTAATTGATACACCATCACCTAGTGCTAATCCATGATTAGCGACAGTAAATACTGAGTTTCCTGTAGCAGGATCATAGGTTACATCTGTTGGTGTAAATTGCTGACTTGGAGTACCTCCAATATCATATACAGAGTAATAATCTTTTTTAAATTCGTCGTTAATTTTACCAACTACTTCATCAGCAATAAAGTCGGCGTTATTTCTGATTTGCAAACATGCATCTTGATATCTTCTGGCAATAGGATTTGCCATTGGAAATCTGTTTGGAGAGTTAAGCAGCGAGATAGTAATAGATTTACTAGCAGAAGCAACTGTTGCAAACGATCCGGGATCAAAATTATCAGTAAGTGTTAGTGTAGTTTTCTTTGGAATAACAAATCGTCTACAGCGACCATCAGCATCTTCTAATACTTTATAAATTCTTTGCTTTCCATTAAGGAAGGATAAATCTGGTGTTGATGTAGGAAGACCAGAAATTGTAATTTCTTGACCTTCTTTAAAGTCATGAACATTTTGACGACCTACAAGAGCATTAGTATAGAATACAATACCACCAAGATCTTCTGTAACTCCTGGATCTTGATATCCACCACTAAATGATCCTTGCTGAGAGAAATCAATTCTTACAATAGGAAGTGCATTGTCTAGATCAGTATCTTCAAATACTACTTCACCCTCAGCTCTAATTGATTTAATATCAGTAGATACAAATTCATAGGCATCTCTAAGGAATGTAACTTCTGTAGTTCCATTAACCGCAGTTCCAGTGGTGTGGATTGGAGAAGAAGCACCAGAAGTACCAGCAACTGCTACTGTATAAACATTACTTTCTACCCATAATATTTGACCTACAGTATATGCGGTATTAGGTTCCCATTTAATTGTTCCTGATCCGCCATATAAGAACGTTTCACCAGGAGTAAATGCACCACTATCAATAGAAAATTCTACATTACCATTAATATATGCACTAGGACCTGTTAAAGTAGTAAAAGATACACTATTAAGTGTAGCTTCTGCACCAGTGTTAACACCTTTTACCGGCAAGTTTGCAACTAGAGCTGATAGACCAGTGTTTGTTTGGAATGTTGCACGGAATTTTTCTGGTCCAAAAATTTGAGTACCAATTGGGAAACTGGTTCCGAAATCTCCATTAACTGAAGCATCATAATTAATCCTTTGCTTGTCATCAAAGACCATTGCAAAGTCCCACGTTGCAATAGAATCACCACTGGAATCAATTTGGTCTCTATACGTAACACCGATTACATAGTTCTTGTCACCAAATTTAAAAATGTGTTTTCTTGGATTTGCTGGACGAATGATAACCAGACGTAAGTTATCACCAACAACTGATGCATCGGGTGGTAGAGAGATTGGGTTATCTTCTACGTAGTCTCCACCAGAAACAATAAGTGTTTCTTTGACACCAGGAGTTGACCATGCAAGTTGTGCTGCCTTTTTGATTGTTCTTACAGGAGCAACAGCAGAACGACCATCATTAAGGTCACTACCAATCTGCTGAGAAACGTAGATACGACCACCAACGTCATTGGTTGCTAGGTTGAGGACGTATTCTGTAGTAGCAATTTTATCAGATCTATCACCAAGAAGTGGAGTGATAGAACGAGGAAACTCTCCAGAATCTCCTGTTTCTTGATAACCAAATGATAGAGAATCCGAAACACGGAAACCAATATGTTTAAAGTTTACGTCACCATTTAATTCAGTTCCATCTTTAAATAATGGTGGCGAAGATCCTGTTGTACCAGCATTCAATGCTTGATAAACGTTTGGTCCTCTATACCTATAAGCATCTTTTTGGACAATAGTATTTGATGCCCAGGGAATACCACTATTGTTTTGATAAGTTTTTAAACTTGGTGCTCTAAATTTGGCATCAGGAGTAACAAAGTTGTCAATATCTAGGTTTAGAATTCTTGCCGTATCTGAAATGATAGACGTAGAAGTTCTAATAGCGCCATTAATATCAAGTTCAAAGTCAACAGTATCTAGAAATGCGGTAGCAGATGCACCAGCACCATTTCCTCCGGCAATTGTAACTGCAGGAGCAGAAGTGTATCCAGCGCCAGGATTATCAATTAAAATAGATGTAACGAAACCTTCGTCAATAACAGCAGAACCAATTGCTTGTGTGCCGCCAATTGGAGGTGGTGCAATAGTAACTGTTGGTTGTAGAGTGTATCCTGATCCGGGAACATCTACACTAATTCGGTCAAGTCTATTTCCAGTTCTATTAATACCAACACGAGGTAAATTAGTACCTGGATCCAGAAGAGTTCGTAGAATCTCTTTCTCTGTAGATCCAGTACCAGCTCTAATAGAAAATTCTTGTTCTCCGATAAGAGTCGGCGCTAAGGCTCTAATAGTTTCTCTATCGGAATTAAACTGAAAACTCATCTTTACTCAGCCTTGCCGTAGGTTTTATTCTCTTATCTATTTAGCATCATGTATGGTCGATAGTGACTACTCTTGTATATGCAATCCACTTAATAGTAATAGTTGTTCCTGCCCTTGTGGTAGTATAACTAAATCTATTTGCAGATCCTCCTGTAAATGGACTAATGGTCCATGTTTGTGTAATAGGTATGGTGTCTTTAATAATAGTTGTCATTGTGCCCATCTCTGCCAAAACACCAGCAGAATTCACTGAAACTGCAGTTTCTAATTTTTGTGCTAGTACACTTGCTCCAGTATCATTTACACCAACAATAGTTGATTCAATAAAATTAATAGTATTTGATGGCAAAATAAGTTGACCACCAGTATCATCAACAGATAAAATATTTGTATTTAATCCTCTAAGAATGTAATGCGAAATTGCACTATCGCCATAAAAACTATTTTTAAGTTCTAACGAATTGACATTTTTTACGTCAAAAGTGTCACTAACAACGGTTGTGTTTTGTACTGAAAACCCACCTAAAGAATCTAAATTTTTTAAATTGACTGCCATTTTTACCTCTTGGTTACGTGTGTGACTACGGTTACATCAACTGCATTATTATTATTTAAATTTGTATCTAAAGTATATGTCACACGAACATCTCCACTAGAATCAAAATCAAATAGTACAGAAATTATTTCTACACCAGTTTTCATATTATTGTATTCTGTATATAGAATATCAGTACCATTATCAATAACAGCAAATTCTAAAAATTCTTTTTCAGAACTTGTTTTATTATGTGCTGTTATTGTAACCTTTGCTGAAGCTTCGTTTGTTGGATTATATAGTGTCGTAAAACCTTGATCGAGTACATTTTTTACTAATTGGGATTGATTAGTATGTAATCTATACTTAGACAACTCAAGAGTAGTTAAATCTTCATTTAGAAGTTTTAATTCTGAATAAACTCCAGTTCCAAATCCAAGGTTGAAGAAAATATCTCCAGTATCTTTTAATCTTAATAAAGTATCTGTAGTAAGACCTGAAGATAATCCAAAATCAAAATTTTCTTTTGTACTTAAGAAGAAAGTTCTGTCTGTTGATGTATTATCTATAGATGTTCCCAGGTTTTCAAACGTAACTAAGTTTGCATTAATATTAAGTGTATCAAGAGAAGCACCATCTACCTGCAAAGAAGTAATAGTGTCAATCTCACGAAACTCAAGTTGAGTTTCTGTAACTCTTAGTGTATTAACATTATTATTATAGAAGTAAAGAATATTTTCATTCGCCCCAGGTGCTGTCTCTGGAAGAATATAAGTATTACCATCTACATCTTTAACTCCACCAAGAGATCCCCACTGCGCTCCGTTATATCCTTCAAATGTTTGATCTTGAGTGTTATATCTAATAGAACCTTGAGCAGCATTACCTCTAGAATTTCCATCGCCAACTGGAATCACTAAAGAAGTTGCTGCATTAACAAATACTTTCTGACCAGAATTTGGTTTGATTTCTAAATCATTAACTAAAGTGGAAATAATATTGTCTTTGAATGATAGTTCTCCATTTATTTGGAGTCCAATTGGATTGGATGCACCAATTCTTAAAACTTCTACTTCATCAATATCTAAAGGTGCTACAGCTAACGAATCAAATCTAAGAACAGCACTACCATTATTAAAATTACTTCCGGTGGTATCTGTTGGTTCATTACCAGAAGTTCCGGTAACACCAGCAGTCATTACTTCAAATAAATTTAAACCATACTTCAGGAATTCTCCTAAATTAACAGGAGTATTAGTATTCCAATCTCTATTAGATGGAGCTCCAACTCGGGTAGATTTAATATTTTTAGTTGCTGCGAAATCTAAGAAATTTCTATCTAACTTTAGAGTAGTTACAGCATCATTAACAAAGTATAGAGTGTTATCATTAGCTCCAACAAATTCTTCTGCTAAAATATAAGTATTTCCATCAAGATCTCGAACTCCTCCTAGAGATGACCAGGAAGCAGCACTGGCGCTATAACCTTCATACTGATTTGTATCAGTATTAAATCTTACCATTCCACTTTCAACATTACCAACTGTAGGTCTGGCATTAGTATCACCAACAGGTAAAGTTAATGCTGTTGTAGTATTAACTTTTGCCACCCTTCCTAATCCAGGTGTTAAAAGAATGTCATCAAGAGAAGTAGTATTAATACTATTATTAATAATAGTCAACTTATCATTAATATTAAGTTGATTAGTAGTTTTAATCTCACCAGTTGTAGTAATAGAATTTAATGATGAATCAAGTACAATTCCAGATAATGTTAATTGCCCTGCAGTAACTACAATGTTAGCAGTAGCGGATGAAATATTTAAATTTGCCCCTGCAGTAGCATTTATATTTGATGCAACAACACTAGTTAAATTTGCAACCGGCGATGATATAGTATTAGTAAATACTGAATCTCCAATAGTAGAAGTGTCTGCTACAAGACTTACCGATGTAAATTTGCCATCAGCAATATCTGATTTTATAATATCAATAATATCAACACTTGAAACTAAAATTTCTAATCCAGAACCAAATACTTTTGGATTATTAGCATCTATCGTAAATTGTCCACCAACGTTCCCATGATTTGGGCAATAGTAATATAATGGATTTGGAGTAGAAGCAGTTATCGTAATTGTTGGACCAGAACCACCAACAATTACGTTTTCTGTATACTCAGCACCGGTAAATTCTAGATCAGCAGCACCATCTCCAGTAGGATTTCCACTAATAGTTACATTATTTCCATTTATATCAGTAACAAAATCTCCAATACCAATTGTACCGACTCCGCCAGTTACACTTGCTATCATCCCCACTTCAATACCAGTAGCATCACTTACTGCTATAACATTTGATGATGTACTAAGAGTTGCAGTTATTCCAGTGACTACATTTCTAGATCCGTCACTATGTTGAGATAAGGAAATAGGATGAACGCCAAAACTTCCATCTATTTGATTAAAGTAATATGTATTTCCTTCAAATAAAGTTAAAGTTGGGGTAGTCTGGAATCCAGATCCATCACCAGTATTAATTCTATATCTAAATGCATTTCCAGGTGTTCCAACTACAGTAAAGACTCCTGATGAATTAATTCCAAATTGACCACCATCTTCAAATGTAGTAGCACCATCCGCAATAAACGAAGTTGCGTTTCCTGGAGTTCCTCCAGTAATTTCAATAACTTCTAAATCATCTCCATATGATGCTGGTGTTCCTGCCTCACTATCTGCTGGAGTATATCCATTAACAACACTACCAACACTTACATTGATTCCACTAGCAACTGTAATTTCTTGACCATCAAAAGTATTTACTTCATACTCAATTGCTTGTGTCAAGTCAAGAGGGTTTACTGTTAGTACATCACCAACAGCATATCCATTTCCGGCATTATTAACTGCTACAGATGTAACAACACCAACGGCATCAATTGTGAATTGGAATCCTGTTCCTGATCCATATGGGGGTGAAATTGAAAACGTTACTCCTGTAGCACCACCAGATGCTACATCAGGAGAAATTTCAATAGTATTTTCTTCTGAGTTTACAGATGAAACAACACCAGTATATCCACCACCTGATATTCCACTATTGGGAATAATATCAGATACATCAGAAAAAGAAAGTGTGTTCAGACTTTCGCTACCAATATCTAGAGTAGCAGTACCATCTACTTCGGGATTGAGACTAATTTGAAGTGTAGTTCCATTTACAACAGATACAACAGTTGTATCGCTAGCAATAGCACCATCTCCTGCAGTCTGTGTAAGGATCATTCCTGGCAGTATACCAGCAGTAGATGAAACTACAATATTTGTACTTCCAGTACTAAGAGTAGTAGTTAATGCAGAAACAATACCAGGGAGATCTCCAGTTTTAGTACTGGCAACAGGAGTTGTTAAAACATCATTAACTGCATGTCCCGTTCCCTTATTCAGAAAATCAAAATTTCCTGAATCAATTAAAGTAGGATCATTACTAATACCAAATTGAATTCCTGATCCACCACTAGTTTGCTCTACTCCTAACTCATCAAAATATGTTAAATCGGAATTACTAATTGTAAAAGTATCAGTTCCACTATGACCTGTTCCTATCTCATCAATTTCAAATTCTGTAATAGATCCACTTTCAACTGTAATATTTACAACTAATCCAGTACCAGATCCACTACTAGTTGTTGGGATAGAACTATAGACTTCATCGTCATACCCACTACCGGCATTATTTAAAACAAAAACAGGTTCTACTGTACCAAATGTAACAATAACTCCTGATCCAGATCCACTAGATACTAAAGGAATATCTGAATATTGTCCAGATCCATATCCAGATCCTACTGAAGTAAATACTCCGCCAAATGCTTCTACATCAAGATTTATAGAACCATTAGAACCAGAACCACCAGTTGTACTTATATCTGTATAACTAGCACTATCATAATTTTGTCCCGGTGCTTGTATATTTAATCCATCGGTAAGTAATGTCCTTTTTCTAATATAAAGATCTTGGAAAGAAAAAATTCCATCAGGTCTATAGTTAACAATATCTTTTCCTGCAGATACAAACCCAATTTCTTGTTGAGCTGCTTTATAAAATCCTAAACTTGGATCACTAGTAAATGCTAAAGAAGGTAGAGGTTTCGTTCCGTCACCTAATTTTAATTCCCCTGTGGCGAGATCGCTACCACCAGCAGTAACATTGAAAATTTGTACTCCAATGTCATTAATTTTATTCCTTTGAATTTCAAAGGTATCTGTTTTAGCGACGTTAATTGCTGGCATTTCTTATTATCTCTCTAAGAAGATGTTTGATATCAGATAGTTCTTCCTTCAATGTATTTATGTCAGTCTTCATTCCCTGAATTGTCTGCGAAGCAGATCTTTTTGGGGGCGATTGAGTATTTACAATTGCCCCAGTTTCAGGGTCTCTGTATAAATTTTCGTGACCTTTGACTTTTATCATGCAGAAGCAACCACTCTAATGTCCTGGATTTTAGGAACATAAGCGGGATCATCAGACTCCATACTTACTTTAACACCAAACGATACAAAATCATCTAGGTTGTCAACACTAAATCTAAACTCCTGATAAGAAGATTGTTCTTCTTTTTGAGCGGAAATAGTATTTTGAGGAGTAGCTAATTCAGAAACATTTGCATAACCAGTTTGATTGAATAGAACCCATTCAATATCTTCAAATTTTTTCTGAATAGAAGTAGTTTTAGTTTTATAAGAAAGTTTAATATTTTCAGAAGTTTTTACATTTGCAGTAATTATGACATCAATTCCCGTTGCTTGTGTTTTAAGAGAAATTTCTTTGGTTGTATATTTTGCAACCGCTGATGTTTCTTTAGCACTATTCTCAGGAATATAATCAATACCATCACTAAAGATCATAGATCTAATTTCGTAGAATTTTTCATATCCTACTTGCAAACCTGACCACGAAACAAGATCTCCAACTCTAAAAATATCTGCCGTTTGATCGGCAACTAGTTGTGCTCTTACAAAAGATCCAGAATTGTTATTACTAACATAATCTTTAAGAATTGGTTCCTTATCATTATCAATAGTTAATACTTGAGATGGAACGTTCCATTGGACAACATTTGCTCCAATAAGATTATCATATGTCGTAGTTGTATTAGAAGGATTAACAGCAGTTACCAGTTCATTGAAATTGAATGATGGGTTAACTATCTGTGGATCAGCAGCAGAAATTACAACATCATATGATGCATCATCTAAAATTGCTCCTGTTTGAGAATCAATTGAGAAGAACAATTGTTCACCACTAACAAAAACGCTAGAGTTTTTAATCTTGACATACAATGTATTAGATCCAGATTCATATGAAACAACTTCTCCTTTAGATCCAGATGCATCAATATTTAAAGATGCGTTTCCTTTTCCTTCAACTGTTTGTCCAGGAGAAACATTAATATTTACACCATTACCATCGACGTTTCCGCTAATAACAAATTTATAAACTGGATAAAACTCAACAATTTGATATCTCTTTCCAAATCTATCTTCTTGACCTTTCGATTTTTCAATTCTATTAGAAGAAACTTTAATAGAAGAAGTTTTGAGATCGATGATAGGAGAAAGATAACTCTTTGTTGTAGATAACTGAAGTCTGTAGGTAAGACTAGTGTTCAAATTATTCAACAATGAGTTAATATCAGAAGTAATAACTTTTTGATTAATAAAGAACTGCTCTTCATTCAAGAAAGTTTTCTCGAAATTTGAGACTGAATATGAACTAAAGTTTTCAGTATTAGAATCAATAGGAACTATGTTAGTAGTTTTAACTGATGTATCAATGTTTGTTGAAGGTGATTGTAGGTATGCAATTTGAGCAACCAGTCTTTCATACTTTCTATTATAAGAAATAAGACCACTATTACCTCCACCTAATACTGTATCAGCTGCTCTACCAATACCAGTAATATTAAAAGTATCGAGACCAGCATTAGTGACCTTGAATAGAGTAGAGTTTAAAGAACCTTGAGTATATCCAGCAGTTGTCTCTAGATTTTTAAAGAATACGTAGGAATTACCTCTATCTTCAAATCCATGATTCTTATGACTAACTTTAATAATATTATTATTATTCTTGAACAATGGTGAGGATGCATTAGCATTAGCAAAAGCATAAGTCTCTAAAGGATTAGAAGACATTTTTTCATATCCAGAAGAGATTGTAGTTAGATCAATAGTTGCTGTTTTAGTTGAATCAAACTCTGCTCTGTAAAGAGTAAACTTAATATCTTCAAATAAGTCTTCTACCCATGATCCGGTATTTTGAGACTTATATACAGAACCTAGTGATGGGTTTGTAGTAACAGTTGTATTAGTTGATACTTCAGTTTCTCCTAGTTTAGATACCCAGATTTCATAATCCTTAGAATCTGTTTCTACTACCAAGGTGTATTCTGTATTATTCTGTAAGAAAACAGGATAATCAAACATAAACTTAGTAGCAGTAGTTGATGGCACTACTCCAACCACATCCTCAGCAATACCCATTCTGACTGCTGGTTCTGTAATTTCAATTTCTGTTTCAATAATAGCACCTGTATTTCCAACACCAGTTCCTCTAATAACAACAGATGGAGGTTCTGTATATCCTCTACCAGAAAGAGTGATAGTAGAATCATAGATCATACCATCAGATACAGCAACACTTCCAGTAGAATTACTTCCACCAGGAAGACCAGGACTTTCGATTGTGATAGTAGCAGTATCATAATTTGATCCGGTATTCACAACTTTAAGAGCAGATACAATTCCTGAATCCTTAGCAATTCTTGCAACAACTTCTGTATTATTAGAATTGTTGAACGAAACAATAGAATTAATTTTTAATGTTTCATCAGCAATAAAAGATAATCCATTGTTATTAGAAAGAACAAAGGTATAGACTTGCTCGTTTGTTAGTGTGATTTCATTATCTTCAGAAACTGGTAGTTCATTATTATTCTTATCAAGAACTCTAAGAATAGGACCAGAAGCATTCGTATTAATACCAGAAATATTTTCTCCTTTTAGGATAGTAACTGATGCTGATACAAATGCTTTAATATAAGTATAAGGTTCTTTGACAATTTCTGTTCCAGGGATAACATTTTTTCCTGGTTTTTCAGAATCTACATCAGTTAGATATACTCTAAGAGGAATAGAATCACTCTTCTTAGCAATATAAAGATCAATGCCAGTTGCAAATACACCTTCTTCAAAATTTTCAACTTTGAATGTTTGTGCTAATGGATTTGGTTTCTGCTCTATCTCTGTATTATTATTAACTAATTGAGTACCTTCGTTAGCCTTGAAGTAAGCAGGTTTGGTTGAAATAATTGAACCGGGGTTATCAGGGAGAAGACCTGTAGCATAGAACTTGGTTTCAGCAAATGTTTCTACATTATTCTTATCTCTGTTTGTAGAACTAGAAGTAAATCTTAAAGTTTTTTCGCCAGTTGTAATTCTAACTTCTTCAGCACTTTGGTCATATGCTAATGTCTCGATATCTCCAGTCCAAATAACAGATTCTCTAGGAGGAGCTCCAGCTGGAATCAATACAATACCACTTGCATTACCATTCTCATCGGTAACAATAGGAGCATTGAAAGAAGATAGAGAGTTGCCGGGAATTCCGGTAAACCTGATATCAGGAACAACCCATCTATTAATTTTTTTACCCTCTAAGTAAACAAATACTTGTGTTTTTGGTTTTAATCTACGGATTGCGAATTTAACAGGAATACTACGAGCAAAGTATTGAAGTGAAGAAACAACAGATTTTCCACGACTTGTTCTGGTAGAAACTCCTTTAGCAACCTCGTTATTAAAGGGACTTATATTTGAAGAACTAGAAACATTTGCATCAACAACTTCAGAAGAAGAGACTTCACTATTTGTTTTGGATAGAGGATTAATATTGAAGAATGATCTCTCAGTTCCTGTCCAAGTTACAACAAAAGAATTATATGTACTTGCAAATGCTACATCTAAATCATCTTTTGCTAAGAAAGGAACAAACAAATTAGTATTGTTGTCGGTAATTAGAGGAGCAATGCTCTTATCATACCAAGAATCTACATTAGGATCGATAGACAAATCACCAACATATTGAAGGACTACGAATGGGTTGGGATTAATAGTTTTTGTTGCAAAGTTATTACCAAGTAATCTAAAATCAGTATATGGTAATGTCAATACTCCATTGTTATTAACATATCCAGCAACTTCTCTTTGATCATTTCTGGTATTAATTTCTTTGACTAAGAAATTATCTTCACTAACTTGAGGTCTTAAAACAGATTGCTGAGTATCAATAGAACATAGATAATCTGCAGACTTGATATCTCCTTTATGAGATTCAAAACTATCTACATAAAAACCGCATTTAAATCTGTCTAAACCAATATCATCAGTGATTTGCATATTGAGAGATTGTTGCTCAAGAATACTCATTGATGTATAGTATTCTAATCTTTCAAGACGCTGATTCAACTTACTGATATCTTTCATAGTATAACGCTTATTCTCAACTGGAATAATACGTACATCCCTACTAGAATCTGTATATGCTGGAATATAAAGATAATATAAAGGAATACTATCGCTAATAATTTCTGGTCTGGATGGATCGAGAGAAGAGTTTCCTTTCTTTACAATGAAGTTTCCGTCAGTGTTAAGGAATACACCATCAATTCTATCAAGATACTGAACTTTATTATACTTAATAGTGAAATCTAGATTACTATCATCTGCAGGAGTACTAGCAGGAATACCAGAAACTCCAGAGAAAGATAGATAATCTGTTTGAGACAATAAAGTCTGATCTTGATATCCAGGAACAATATTAGAATTATCTACTTTAGGTCTAAAGTCAACAACATCTTTCAGTGAAACAAGACCATTTACACTAGAGTTAAAGAATGGAATTTCCTCTGCACCTACACCTGCTTCATGTAAATAAGAGTCGATAGTACAGAAGTCACCTTGAGAATGTTCAAAGTAATCAAAAGAAATAACAAGTTGACCTGTTGGTGCTTCAAGTCCTGATTTGAGAACTAATCTAGCAATATCATAAAGAGTATCTCTTTGACCATTATCGAAAGTATACTTATTAGTTACATCAGTTCCAGAAATTAAATTACCACCAGCATCTACAGATGGTGGTGAAGAAATAGATCCTTCATAAACATAATTCAATTTAAATACATCAGCATATGATGTGATTTGAATTGTTTCTCCATCTAATTCCTGACCTCTAAATGGAACAATAGTTGTACCACCAGATTGAACAATAATCTGCTTATTCTTAATAGATGTTTTAAGTCTTGGTTTTGCCTTTGATACTTCCAAGGTAGAAGTCAACTTCATTTTAGGAAAGTTAGACGAAGGCAATGTGATATCAGGATCTCCTATTTGTGGGTTTGCAACCCTAAGTTCAAGAGCAGTTCTAATAGCATCAATATCACCAAAATGATTTTCTGGGAAATTGAGTGTCACACTACCGGCAGTTAAATCAGAATCAGTTTGGGATATTGTAACATACTCTTTATCAATATAAACAATGTCTCCAACGCTGAGTGGTCCTCCAAACAATACTAATTGTCCTGCAGAATCTAAAGCGTGATTAGCAACGCCAGTCTCTAATACTGTAAGTAGGAAATTATCTTCACTGAAAGGAGCAAATCTTTGTGTACCAAAAGGAAGTTGTGCAGCAAAAGTTAAGTTGCCGCTAGCAGAAGAAGATGTTGTAATAAAATCTCTTCTGAAGAAATACTTAAATTTAGAATCTTCTGAGGAATCAATTAAAGTCTTAATTTGCTTATCGCCAGTAGGAAATACTAGAGTTGCATTAGGATTTTCAATTACTGGTTTCTGTAAAACTACAGAAGCATTACTAACATCACTTGTAAGGGTTCTGTCTAGATAAATTCTAGATCTCTTAACACCATCGGGTCTAGTTGCATATTGTACAATATATTTGGATACTGAACCAGAAGTATCTGAGAATTGAATAACATCACCTTGAACAATATTTTTAGATGCATCACCACCAAAACCATTACATTCAATAAACTTATATCCTAAAGTTCCAGAGAAAGTAAAATCTGTTACAGAAGTAGTTGTTGAATAACCAGTCTGATCTAATTCAACGTCAGCAGAAAATTTATTACTATTTCCAGATCCAAATTCAGAAAATATTGATTTAATATTTTTAGGAGAATATGTGTATACAGAATTTCTAAAAAGAACAGGTACAACTATTGCTTTGTTACTAGGAACAGTACCAGATAATTCTACTACAGGAGGTTGAGAAAACTTCGTTCTTACTGCATTTCTATTATTGACATATACTCTTTCAATCGCATTAGCACCAGATACAACTAGTTGAATTTTATTATTTTCGTATGTTACACCATCTAGAATAATTTTGACGCCCTGGTCATAATCATCTCCTGCTTTGGTAACAATAAAATGTGAGATAGTATTATCTGTTGCAATATTAATAGTTGCACCAGTTTCTGAAATTATTGTCTCGCCATCTTGGAATTCTCCAAATACAACACTAACAAATAATTTATTAATAGATGAATATGAAGCAGAAGTTCCTCCTTCAATTACAGCAACTGCTTTACTAACAGAACCATAGATGTACTTACCAGCAGTAAAATCGTCTCCAGTAATTGATTGTTCAAGAATTAATCTAGTAAAAAATTGAGGAGCAAAATATGCAAGGTCGAATATAGAATTATACTTTTCTAGACCGCCTGCTAATTTACCTTTTGATAATACTTTATCGGTATCTCTATCAAAACCAGAACTAATTTTCTTTAAAGAAATATTTTTTGGTTTGCTAATTCCTACAATAGGAGTAATAGTCTCGTTATAATCACGAATTTGAAAAATTGGTGTGACTAATGATTCAATATCTGCTTGAGACTTATATAATTTTCTAGTAGAATTACCTGCACTATTTGTTAAATCGTAATTTAGTACAAATAAATCTAATTCTCCTCTCGTACCTTTAACTGTAATTTCTAGATAATCCGTTACTCCGGTGCCGTCAATTTCTGGACGCTTAACAATAGAAAATGCTAATGTATCTACATAACCATATTCGTTAACATCTCCACCACCCGTTCTTGTTTTAACGTAATATAATTTTGGAATAAAAGACTGAAAAGTTGCATCAGTGAAATTTCCAATATTATAATTTGTATCTTCAATACTACAATAGATGGTTTTAACACCTTCCGTTACATCAAATCCAAGTCCTCTTCTGTTTATAGTCTGTTTAGAATCAGTTGCTGATTCAGTATTATTAAGTCCTACAGAACCATCATTGAACACAGAGTTCAAATACATGGTTGGGTATGAAGTTAAATCCGCACCTTCTGTATTAACAGGAATTGTTCCATGTACATTAGTGATAAAGAATGAAGTGAGACCACTAGTTTTTAATGTCTCATTTTCTCTTTTAATGGTATCTCTTGCTTTATCAATTTCAAGATACTTAGTTTCTTTATTTTTAACTTCATATCCTTTAATGTATGCTTTTCCACTACCAATACTTCCTAGAAGTTTAGTTGATGCTACATTTGCAGAAATTCCATTAACAAGATTATTTTCATCTGCAGTATAGAACCCAAGATTATTATTGTTTTGATAATATTCTCTTACTTGTAGTGGGAAAGGTTCTACTACATAATCTCCAGACTCATCAAATGTTTTTCTTGCAATAGCAGCTTCTACAAGAGAAAAATCAGTTGCTTTAAGTTGTTTTTGAATTGTGCCACTCTTTACGAGTAACAATTGAATAAAGTTTTTATCCGTAAGTTCGTAGTAATCATACTTAACTAAAGTAAGATCGATCTTAAGGCGATGTGCTCCAGGAGCAGAGAAATTAGAATACCCCTGAGAAGGATCGTACAGAGAAGCATCTTGCTCTGGGGTAACTAAAGATTCTTTGATTGTAAATCCAACTTTAGCAGAAGGAGAATCGTAGTATTTGTTGACAACTAATAGTTGTTCGGAATTTCTTACAAAATATCCATTTACAAAGTAAATACCTTCTTCTACCTTTACAGCAGAAGCATAACCAAGTGCAGGACTATCTACAAATGTTTCAATATTTGTATCTGGATTTACTACACCAATACTAGTTGGTAAAGAAACTCCGTCAGTACCAACAACTAATAAAGGAGAATTAACTCCGCCAATTACTTCAAGTGTTTCACCTTGGCGGAATCTCTCTTCGTCTCCAGATGCACCAGAATCTAGATAGTTAACATAAAGAGTATCTGATTCTGTATCAGACCCAAGTTCAGTCGCTACAACACTAGCAATAACACTAGAGGATACTCCTTGAACTTTTAAACCAATTAATTGACTGATATCATACTTTTGATAAGTAATGTTACCAGCAGTATCAGTTATCGCAACTTCAGAAACCGATGATAATTTAACATAATTGAGTCTATTATTAAACCCAACTTCTCCAGGCACGACAAGATCGCCTTGTTTGAAGACGTTTCTTCCGAAGTTTTCTATTTGAGTCTGCAGCGCAGACTGGAGAGTAGTTAACTCTCTAGCCTGAACTGCAAACCCTGGTCTGAATAAGACCTTATAGAAATTCTTCTTCGGATCAAAGTCTTCAAAGTATGGCTTAGCGTTTAGGTTAGTATTTTGAGGCATTGTATATGCACTAACGTCCTGGTTTTCCTAACGTTATTTAGGAGGTCAGAACTCAATTACTAACTTAATGTCCTCAATTTGGTCAGGAGCACGAGTAATCAGTCTTCTATTCTCTACATAAATGATATCGCCAGAGTTTTGTGCGATTTCAGGATTGCCTTGACCATTGGTAAAGGAAACACCCAAGAGAGTAGAACCTGTAGTTCCTGTATCAACTGTTCCCGATGCTAGAGAACTAGAACCAACGATAGCAGCAGAGTCATCGAATGCTCTTACAACGCCCGTATCTGTATGTAAATCAGGAGACTGAATATACTTAAGAACGCCAGCAGTTGTTGATCCAGAGTCTAGTACCCAGGAAACGACTGTACCTTTCGCTGTACCACCGCTAGCAAGGGTCTGAGTGATCTCTTCGTCAGAAGTATAGTCTGCAGTAGCACCAGTAACTTTAACGGCATAAAGACCATTGAGAGTGTCTAAGGTAGCGAAATCAGTTGTACCGAAACTGAAGGGATCTTTAATGATTCCGATACGACGGAAGTCGTTATCAACAGGGAAATCTCCAGAACCTTCAGCATAAGTCAAACGAATATTCGTCATGACACGCTTAGCATTAAGTTCTGCTTCCATGGTTCCACCATGACCGCCTTCTGGACCAATAACAATTTCAACAGCACCTGTACCGGTTACGCCAGTACGAGCACTAGTTAAAGCAGAATCGGAGTACAATCCAGTTTTGATTCCACCAGTAGTAGATCCGTCCGTGAGTGCAACTGATCCGTAAGTGTAACCTGCGCCAGTTTGAACTACCTTAGTAGAAGTGATTGCTCCACCAGAAACAATAATTTCGACTACTGCTTCAGTACCACCAGCAAGTTGACCATCACCATTAACAGGTGCAAAGTGAGTACCATTAGGTAGACCAGCTCCAACTTCTTCAACTAAAGCAATTTCAAGTGCTCCATCAATAGCAGCTGCTACTGTAGCAGATCTTGTAGATTCTGTTGCAAGGTTGATAGGAAGGAAGTTAGTAGAAAGGAAACGTAGAACATCATCCGTTGGAATGGTGTACATATACTTCCATACATAACC